CAGGAAAAAGTAAAATGATTTATAAACCCGGTAAAAATTAAAATTATGCCTACAGTAAAATTACCTAACGGAATGAAAAGAACTTTTCCATATAATGCAGTTGGAAAAGCTCAAGCAGATTCATATTCTAAAATGATGGGGGGAAAGAAAAAAAACAACCCCGGATATGGAATGGAAAAGAAAACTAAATCTGGATATTAATGGCTAAGAAAGGTCGTACAAAAAAAAGCAATAAGATTTGTCCAGCAGGAATAGCATGGGCGAAGCGTACTTTTGACAAGTACCCTTCTGCTTATGCCAACATGGCTGCAAGTAAATATTGTAAAGACCCTAACTACGCAAAAAAATCTAAATAAAATGGATGGAAAAAAATTAAAAGAGATAGCCTCTCAACTAAGAAAGGCTTCAGCTATGCATAAAGGTCAAGCTGCTAAAATTGACAGAATGATAAAGTCAATGAAGAAACCTAAAAAATAATGGGTGAGCTAAAAAAATGGAGAGAGCAAAATTGGGTAAGGATAGGAACCGATGGAAAGATTAAAGGTCCATGCGGTACAAGTAAAAATAAAAAAAATCCTGACCGTTGCCTTCCTATGGCTAAAGCTAGAAGATTATCCAAAAGAGCTCTGGCAGCTACTGCAAAAAAAAAGAAAGCAGGGGGTAGTCGAGGTCGTCAATTTGTGAGTAATACAAGAACAGTTAAAAAAGCGTAAAATGAGTAAACACGATAAATACAATATGCCAATGAGTAACAAGTCGATTGATAAGTTAACTAAAGGGCAAAAGTTTATTGCAAGTCAAGCAGGCAATCCAAATAAAATTGAAGCTGCTGATTTTGCAAAACTGAGAAAAAGAAAAAAATAATGGCTAACAAAGCTAACATGTCTTGCAACAAGGTGGTAGCTTCTGACCGACCTGGCAAAAAGAAAATGGTAAAAGCTTGTCAAGGAGGAAAAGAGAAGCTAATACATTTTGGAGCAAAAGGATATGGGCACAATTATTCAAGCGCTGCTAGAAAATCTTTTCGTGCTAGACACAAGTGTAGTTCAGCTAGTTCAAAATTTACAGCAAGGTATTGGGCGTGTAAAAAATTATGGTCAGGTCCAGGAGGTTCTACAAAAAGTTCACCCAAATCAAGACAAGGAAAATATTAGTATATTTGTATAATTAAAATTAATATTATGAAACATCAAGGGTATAACGCAAGATTAGATGAGTCTTTAGGCATGCGTCATAAAGGCAAAAAAAAACAAAGTTTTAAAGATAGACGTGACGAAAGCAAAGCGATGGAAAAGAAAAGATATGGTCATGCTTACGGAACTGATGACGGAATGTCTTACAGGCATGTGCAAAAGGTTACTAGACACGACCACTTAAAATAATATTATGCCAGGACATAAAAAGAAAAAAGTAAGAGGTTTTAAAAACGTAGCTAATAAAATTGCAAAAAAACAAGGCATTAGTAAAAAAGCAGCCGGTGCAATTTTAGCTTCTTCTACAAGAAAAGCTTCAGCTGCGGCTAAAAGAAAAAACCCTAGATTAAAAAGAGTAAAAGGAAAATGAGAAAAATAGGAGCTTGGTTAATACAAGCAGCAAACTGGATTAGTGATTTATGGGAAAAATGTAAATGTAAGTGGAACAAAGCGCTTTTATTTATTTCTTTAAAAACAAAAAAATGTGATAATAACTTATGTACTTGTAATCAATGAAATCAAGAGGATTAGGTGATACCATTCATAAATTTACTTCAGCAACTGGCATAAAGCGAGTAGTTGATACTGTTGCAAAAGCAACTAACACTGATTGTGGATGCGACAGAAGGCGTGATACTTTAAATCGTTTAATACCCTATAAAAACTAAATTATGGCATATCAAAAATTACAAGCAGGAAGAGCAGCGGCAGTTACGCCAAGTGATACAGTAGACATCCCTAGTATTTCAACTGACCCTGGAGCAGGAAAAAATAACGGCTGTGTTTTATTTGTTGGCGGAGCTGGAAATATAAAAGTAAAAACAATAGGTGGTGATGAAGTTACTTTTCAAGGAATTAATACAGGCGCATTTATTCCTGTACAAGTCTTGAGAGTCTTTGCTACCGGAACTACTGCAACAAATATAATTGCGTTGTGGTGATAGGAATAATAATATCTATATAGATGGTTAGAGGATTAGGAATCATAATTGCTAATATTATAGGTTCTAATATTGAGCCTCAAAGACCACCTATAGGAAGTGAAGAAATAATAACGGAGCTAAATATACAAATGGTTAGTGAAACAACATTACAAGATTTAATAACAGAATAAAATGGCAGTAAAATTTTCAGACTTTAATTTAGGCTCAGTAGTTGGAGATATTGATTTTATAGTAGGTTATAAGTCTACAGACAATGTAAGAATACCAATAGGATTAGTTACAGCAAATACCACTTATGGTATTTCTTCTGCCCAAAGTGGTAGTAACGAAAATATTACTTTAACAGGTTCAGACGCTTCCACAGATTCTTTATTGGTAACGGCGGGTTCTAATATAACCTTAACAGATGATGGAGCTGGCAATGGATTTACAATAGCTTCAACCGCCACGGGAGATACTTATGACCTAAATGCCACTACGGATGGTAGTAATGTGGATTTAAACCTTACTTCAGGTTCAGGTACAGATAATTCGACTGTACAACTAACAGCTGGCTCAAATATAACACTTACAAGAAATAGTGCAAATGAAGTTACAATAGCTGGGGCATCCGGCGATACTTACGATTTAAATGCTACCGCTGACGGAAGTAATGTAGACTTAAATCTTACTTCAGGTTCAGGCACTGACAATTCAACAGTACAATTTACTGCTGGCACAGGAATGACCTTAACTAGAACTGGAGCACAAGAGATTACTTTTGCTAGTTCTGGTGGAGGATTTGGTTCAATAAATCAATTTCAAGGAACTGGTTCTTCGTTAGGAGCATTAACTTTAGGCTCTACACCAACAGCTGCACAAAATTGTTTAGTAAGTATAAGCGGAGTTTGGCAAAATTATTTAGACGCTTCAGGAGCCGCTAATTGGACAGTATCAACAAACACTTTTACATTTGTAACAAATCCACCTGTTACAGCAGCTAATGGTATTCAGATAATAGTAATTACATAAAATCAAGGCTCAATGGCAACAACCAAAGTAACTACAGATGTAATTGACATGAGTGGTAACACTGGAGGGCTTACCTGGGTAAAGGGCACTACTGCTGAACAACCTTCTGGAGTTATTGGCGAAATACGAGAAGACACTGACACTAAACGAGCTTTAGTATATACCGACGAGACTGGCTCATCTGAGTGGAGGAATCTAAAAGAAGAAAGCGTATCAGCAAACGTGGACTACTTAATTGTAGGTGGCGGTGGCGGTGGCGGTGGCTGGTTTCGAGCAGGAGGCGGCGGTGCTGGAGGTTTACGCACATCGTATGATTCTACTGGTTCATCAAGCCCACCTTCTGGAGGTGGTGCTGCAGCTGAAACACAGTTCAGCACAGCTTTAGATACTAATGTTACAGTAACAGTTGGAGCCGGCGGTGCTGGAGGAGTTTATACACAAAATGGCACAAATGGTGTTGATTCTAAATTTGGAACTGTAGGCGCTGAAATTACTTCTAAAGGCGGAGGCGGTGGCGGTTATTATGGAACGGTCAATGCTAATGCAGGAGGTTCTGGTGGTGGAAGCGCTGGGTTTTCAAGTACAACAGGTACGCCTGGTGCTGGAGAAACAAACCAAGGTTTTGCTGGCGGTCAAGGGCAAGCTGGAAATCCACAATCAGGTGGTGGAGGTGGTGGAGCTGGAGCAGTAGGACAAGCTGGTGGTAGCGCAGCAACCTCTGGAGACGGTGGTGATGGAGTAAAAACCCTTATATTACCTTATACTGAGGCAGGAACTGCAGGAGTAGGTGAACAAATAAGTGGAACAGAAGTCTGGTATGCGGGCGGCGGAGGCTCTGGTAGTTACGAACTAGGAAATGACTCAATACCAGGTAAAGGTGGTGGTGGAGAAGGTGGTTATAATTTAACTCCTCCCCCTTATCCCGATGGTTCCCCTGGAGCAGATGGTACAGGCGGCGGCGGAGGAGGTTCTGCAGGTAGCACAGGTGTCGCTGGTACTGGTGGTGCTGGAGGCAAGGGTGTGGTAATATTAAGATACTCAGGTGTAACTTTATCTGTTGTTTCAGGCTCATTGGTACAATCTAGTGGTTCACCCTTTACTGATAGTTCAACAGGTGACACGATATCAGTTTTTACATCTGGTGATGGATTAATTAAATTTACTTGATATGGCATACTACGCAAAAATATCAAATGATGAGTTCACAGTAAGTGAGAGAGCAAGGCTTATGGAAGCGCAGTCTGAAAAAAATGTTATTGAAGCAAATAACAGAGCGAGCGAAGAGTATGCAACCCTTAAAACAGCTTACGATAATTCATTTACCTCAACTACATTACAAACTCTTGAAGGTGAACTAGCTGCGTTACAATCACAGTATACTCCTGAAATAACAAAGGAGGAAAGAGAAGTTCTTAATACTTCAATAACAGCAAAGCAAGCAGAGATAGACACAGAGAAAGCAGCCCTTGTTCCAGGACAAGAAACGGCGCTAGCCAATCTTAACGCTAAAGAAGCGGAAGGGACAGAAGCTATTACATCAGAGATTGAAACACTTAACACGACAATGGCTAATGCGCTATGCAGAGTAACGGCAATGTATACAGGACCAGATGAGATTGAGATGGTTAATGGTGATAGTTCAGCTCTAAATGCAGAAATAAAAGTTTTAGAAGAAAGTAAAAAAAATTATCCGTATAATCCCGACACTGATGAAACAAAGCCATCAGAATTAATAGATATTGAAAATCAAATTCAAGCTAAAATAGAAGAAATAGATGCCATCCCTAAAGTAGAAAAAGACAATACAGTATACTGGGAAGCATACTACGGCGGATGTAAAAGAACATCATACAACACTAAAGGTGGTGTTCACCAACTTGGCGGCACACCTTTTAGAAAAAATTACGCAGGGGTAGGATATATCTACGACCCTGTAAGAGATGCTTTTTATGTAGAGCAGCCCTATGCAAGCTGGACACTAGACGAGTCTACTTGCTATTGGCAACCACCAACACCTAAACCTGAAGGGGAGGATTGGTACTGGAATGAAGCCACTCAAGAGTGGCTAGAGCATCCTAATAAACCTTTTACTAGTTGGATATTTGGAAATAAAATTCCTTCTTGGAATGGATATTACGCAGGTGATGAAACTATAGATGATTGGTTTGCTCCTACAAAATGTCTCGATGCTTCAGAATTATCATTAGAAAAACCTATATCTTCGTATATATGGAACGAAGAAACATTAACCTGGGTAGAAACATAAATTATGGCGAGAACTAAAGTAATACCAGCAGTAATAGATTTACAGCAAGCCAATTCAGAGAGTGGACTTAGAATGCCTTCAGGTGCAGCTTTTTCAGGAACACCAGCAGAAGGCATGATGCGTAATGATACAAGTCAAGAATCTTTATCTTCCTCAAGTACAATGCAACATTATACAGGAAATAATGAATGGAAAAATTTTGTAAATAGACCTGACATCTCACCTTTTAACACTAGCGTACTTATTGTAGGTGGTGGAGGCGGGTCTGCATATTCAGCTGGTAATGGCGGAAGTGGTGGTGGTGGAGTATTAGAAGGCACATTGTCTTTAACACCTAGTACTAATTACACACTACAAGTTGGTGCGGGTGGCGCTATATCTGCTGTTTATGGTAATCCAGGCAATAACGGTTCTGATTCAAATTTTGATATGTCAGCGTCAGGTGGTAACACATTTACTGCTGTTGGTGGAGGCAAAGGCGGTGGGTGTTCAATTTGTGGTACTTCAACGGCATCTGGTGCTGGTAGCAGTGGTGGCTCAGGCGGAGGCGGAGGCGGAACGCTGGGAAACGCATCTTGCAATACAGGGAATTGCACTGGAGGCACATCATCACAAACAAGTATTTCTCCACTTACAGGTTATGGAAACAACGGAGGAGGTAACACAGCAGGCTCTAGTTCTTGCTACCAAGGCGCAGGTGGCGGAGGAGCAGGTGGAGCAGGAGCATCAGTCTCTGGGACTTCAGCCGGAGATGGTGGTGTAGGACACATATCTACAATAATAACAACCACTATGTCTACATCAGGAGATGGAACAAACCCGATAGGAGAAGTATCTGGTTCGGATGTTTACTATTCGGGTGGAGGAGGAGGAGGTCAAACCGCTCCCTGTTCTGTAACTGGAACNGGCGGTCTTGGTGGCGGAGGTGATGGTTCAGTAGATAGTGCAACACCAGGTTCTGGAAGCTCAAATACGGGCGGCGGAGGAGCAGGTGGAGGCTATTTAAGTGCACCTGGAGGTTCGGGAGTAGTAATACTCAAATATCCAGACTCACAATCTTTGACAGTAAGTACAAGTTCAGGATTAACACACACCTTAGACACCTCATCAATAAGTAACTTTAAAGTTAGTATGTTTACATTATCGGGGTCTTCAAACGGAACAGCAACTATAAACTTCTAACATGGCAATAACTAAAATAGGAACACCNGAATTATTTGACTTTAGCTCTTTAAATACAGCNNTACAGTTGCCNACAGGAGATACAGCGTCAAGACCTTCAGCTCCAAGCACAGGTGAGTGGAGATATAATAATGAGCTTAAATATGTAGAGTTTTGGGACAGTACGGCTTGGAGACAGATAGACACGGAGGCATTACCTTTACCAGCTGATTTTAATGAACAAAACTTTAACGTAAACACATACTTTGGAACAAGCGCTACTCAAACAATAGACGCTAAGTTTAATGAGGCTGCTAATTTTGGTTCTAGTACATCTAATGTAATTTTATCCGATAACTCTATTTTTGATGGCACTGGACCTTGGTCTATGAGTTATTGGGCTAATATTAAAAAATATGGAGGAACGAGTAGCCGAATGTTTTTGATGGACAAGCCAGGTGGAGCAGGTAATTATGGCTGGCAACTAGAGTACGATAATTCAGGTATTGGATGGAAATTTCAGATATTTGATACCAGTAATAATTATGCCACTGTTTCCGTGGGTTCTACCACTGCATTAAACACTTGGGTTAATGTGGTAATAACAATAAGCTCCGGAAGCGTGGTTAAAATATATTTAGATAAGACTTTAAAAGACACATCTTCTGCTATAGGAACAATATCTACAAATGCCGCAAATGTAAATATAGGAGACTATTCTTTAGCTAGTGGTTACAATTATGAAGGTTCTTTAGACCAATTAAGGTTTTTTAATCAAGAATTAAATCAAACGCAAATTAATTCCCTTTATGACGATGAAACAACAACAACAGCAGCTACATTAGATTTTCCAGTAGGGGCAGGATGTGTTGCAGCTTATCCGTTTGATGGTGACGCTTCAGATTTGTCTGGCAATTATAATGGTGCTACAACAGATATTGGCTTTACAGGCTTACAATTTCAGCCAGATTTAGTTTGGATAAAAACTCGTAGTGCAGTAGAATTTCACGCTCTATACGACAGCGTACGAGGAATAGCTAATTTAGCCTCAAACAGCACAAATATAGAAGGAACCAATACTACAATGCTTACATCTTTAAATGCAAATGGGTTTTCTCTTGGAACTGACGCTCCACAACATGTTAACGTTAATGGAAGGACGTATGTAGCTTGGTCCTTTAAGGCAGGAGGAGCGCCTACTACTGATAACGTAGCTGGAGCAGGCGCAACACCTACAGCGGGAAGTGTAAAAATTGATGGTTCAGATTTAGGAACAGCATTAGCAGGTACAACAGCAGCCACACGATTATCAGCTAACACAAAAGCAGGATTTAGCATAGTTAAATTTCCAGCTACTAATACGAGTATTCAGGTCGCTCATGGACTTAATTCCGCACCTGAATTAATTATTTGGAAAAATTTAGATACAGCAGATAATTGGTATGTATATAATAAAGATTTAACTTCACCTACAACACAGTGGCTATATTTGAATCTTACCAACGGCGAAGCAAGTAGTTCTCCGTATGGCTTTTCTGCCGTTACATCTACTACATTTACAAGTCATTTGTGGGCAGGGTCTGGAACAAATAATATTATTAGCTATTGTTTTCACAGCATAAATGGTTATCAGCGAGTGGGGACCTATACAGGGAACAATTCAGTAAATGGACCTATGGTCTACACTACATCAGACGGAACAGCCACAGGAACGGATGGGTTTGAACCAGCGTTTGTGTTAATAAAAAAAACAGGCTCGGGGTTTTGGGCTATGTTAGATAATAAAAGAAATACTATAAATCCAAGAAATTCTGTAGTTTACGCTAATGCAACTAATGCAGAAAGTACAGCACAAGCTACTAATTTTTATAGCAACGGGTTTCAACCTGTTACAACAGATAGTGATGTTAATGCTTCGGCTACTTATGTTTACCTAGCTGTAGGCTCTAATCCTGCGCCTACACCTACTGTAACTAATAGTTTTAAACCAGTAACTTACACTGGAAATAACAGCACACAAACTATAATGAGCCCCAATGTAACTCCAGGCTTGCTTTGGATTAAAGAATTAAATGGTACAGCTTCATGGAGAGCGTTAGATACAAATAGAGGGGGCGGTGTAATGGTGTTTCCAAATGGACAATCAGGAAATGACCCATCAAGTGGGACTAGCTCTAGTTATCCTAGATTTCAAGTTGATGGGGATGACGCTCCAGTCCCAGGATTTTATTTGCCAGGCGCTGATTCTAATGGAGGATACAATTATTGTAGTTGGCTGTGGGAATCAAGTAGTATACCAACAATAAATAATGATGGAACGACAACAAGTATAGTAAGTGCAAATCAAGCATCAGGTTTTAGTGTTGTTAAGTATCAAGCAAATACCACAACGGTAGTTGGTCACGGATTAAATGGAGCGCCTGAGTTAATTATTACAAAAAGGTTANATTCATCATCAGATTGGTTTACTTACAATACTATAGTTTCAGGGTTTGGCAGAGGATTTTTAAATAGTGATGCTATATTTGATAATAGCGGTATCCCAACATTCGGTACAACAACAATCTCATTTCAAACTACTGACCCTTATAATAATGGCGAGGATATTATTATGTATTGTTTTAAATCAATTTCTGGCTATCAAAAAGTCGGGACCTATACAGGGACAGGAGCTAGTTTAAATCAAATAAACGTTGGATTTGCTCCGTCTATGGTGATATTTAAATGTTCAGGCACTGCTGGTACGGGATGGAGATTATTTGACACAACACGGGGGACTAATCGTTCTTTGACAATAAACAGCAATATAGCAGAGTATGTTGATGGTCAGAATTATGTAGATTTTACTTCTACTGGGTTTGAATTTAATAATGGAACCTCTCAAACAAACCCTGATATAAATGGAAGCGGTCAAAATTATTTATATTTAGCAATAAAATAAAANTATGAAGTATACAACCACAACAACAGCAGGCGATATAAAATTTAAGTATGTAATAACAAGTAAAAATGGACATAACTGATTTGAAAATNTACGCNATNAACTTAACAGCATTGAGCATATCAATGACAGACATTGATGTACTTTTAAAAATAATTTTATTATCTGTGTCAATAGGGTATACGATTCACAAATGGTATATATTAAGTGGAAAGAATAAGTAAGCATATATCGTACAAAGAAGCCACTAAGTCTAACACAGCTTTACGTTTAAATATTGACAATATACCTGACTCTTATTCATTAAGCAATATGCATGGAATAGCTCATAATATTTTTGAGCCTTTAAGAGAATGGGTGGGAGGTCCTATTAAAATAAATTCATTTTATCGTTCTAAAAAATTGAATAGAGCTATTGGGGGAAGTTCTAAATCGCAACATTGCCAAGGGAGAGCTTTAGATTTAGATGACATATTTGGTTATAAAACTAACGCTGAAATGTTTCATCACATAAGAAATAATTTAAATTTTGACCAGTTGATTTGGGAATTTGGAACTAATAATAATCCAAATTGGGTTCATGTATCTTGGATATCAGAAGACGAAAATAGAGGGCGTATTTTTAAAGCTATAAAAGAAAATAATAAATCTAAATATATGCTATATGAGTAAGCCTAAGAAAAAATTTGGACAAACAACTGTAGGTCGTTTACTCAAAGCAAGTGTAGGGCTAATAAACCCCGCTCTTGGCAGTTTAATTCAAGGCAACATGTCAATAGAGCAAGTTATCTCTTCAATTAAAGATTCAGATGCCCCTTTAAATGATAAAATTAGAGCTCAAGAATTAATATTAGAAGCCTACGAATCAGAAGTCGCAGATAGAGCTAGTGCTCGTCAAAGAGAAATGGCGGCAGTTGCATCAGGGTCAAATGATATTTTATTTAAAACTGTGGGGTGGGGAATAACCTTATCTTTTGTTGCTGTTATTGCAGGAGCTATAGGTTTATGGCAAATTCCAGAAGAATCTCAAAGATTATTTGATATGGGTTTTGGTGCGGTAGTTGCAGCTTTTACTCAAGTTATTGGATATTATTTTGGCAGCTCAATGGGTAGTAAACAAAAAACTAATATAATGAAAGGGACTGATGGCTAGGCAATCTACTTATACCCATAAAGAAAAGAAAAAAATAAAACGCCCTGGAGTCCATTCTAAAACTAAAACATCTTCATTAATATCTTCTAAATATTATCGTAAATTATATCGAGGACAAGGAAGGTAAATAATTTATATCTTTGTTTTAATTTAATTTATTGTAATGGTAATTAGAAAAGTTTCCATCGGAGCTGATTATAAATCTAGCTCAATGCATTATATTGTAGGGCAAGATGTTTTAGGAGCTACACATAAAATAACTCACATAAGAAAAAATGATGTAGATGAATCAATTGTTATTTGGATTGAAAAAAATAATGAAGTTTATAAATGGAAAGAATTTAATAAAAACATGCCCATTTCTATTGAATATAACATAAACTTTAAATGAAGTCTCCTTTTTATTTTATTGTTGAGCCTGTAGATGGAGAAAGATATAATAATAAAACTGATATATCAGGAAAAGAAATTATTACTAACACCTCTGAAGAAAATCATTTAGCATCCAATAGAAAAGCTATAGTGGTGTCAACTCCTTTAAATTATACTGGAGACATTGAGCCGGGTGATATACTTTTAGTTCATCACAATGTTTTTAAATTTTACAACGATATTAAAGGAAGACAAAAAAGTGGTAGAAGTTATTTTATGAATAACTTGTTTTTTGTAGACAGTGAGCTAGTTTTTTTTATATTATAAAAATAATAAATGGAACACTCATTCTAAATATTGTTTTGTAGAGCCTATCCCCCCTACTGAAAGTTTTATTTTTAAACCTTTNACTGAAGAGCCTTTGATGGGTAAAATAAAATATGTGAGTGATAAACTTTTATCACAAGGTGTAAAAGAAAATGATTTTGTAAGTTTTCACCCGGATAGTGAATATGAATTTGAAATAGATGGTAACAAGCTTTATAGAATGTTTGAGCAACATATAACCCTTGTTATGTGAATAAAAAACACAATATAAAATGTAGTCAGTGTGACATGACTTTTGCCCATGGAGATGATTACCGAGCTCATTGGGAAAAAGAACATTTACCCGATGCATTAAAACAAATTGAAAATGAAAGCAGAAGAACTTAAAATTAAAATTATTGAAGCCGGTAAAAAAGCAGTAGAGCAATTAATAAAGGTTGCTAAAGAAGATATAATAAAACCAGACCCTGAAGATGAATTAGCTGCCGATAGATTAAAAAATGCAGCAGCTACTAAAAAACTTGCTATCTTTGATGCGTTTGATATATTGTCAAAAATAGAAAGTGAAAAAGAAAATATAGAAAATATAAAAACAAATAAACACGATACTAAACAAGGTTTTGCAGAAAGAAGGTCAAAATAAATTATTTAAAGAGGTAAAAGATTATATTCCTAAGTCAGTTATAACTCGTAAAAACAAAGCTAAAACGTGGTTGTATGGGCATGATGACAAATATGATTTTATAGTAATTTATAAAAGCGGTCAAATAGGTTCTGTTATTGAAATTTCAGGATTAAAAATAGGGCTTCCTTTGCCTCCTAAAGCAATATTGAAAAGAAGTAAATCTATTGGTGAACAATATTGGGAAAGAAAAGAATTACCTAAAGAACTTTCTAAAATACAATCTATATTTCAATGGAACGAAATGCCTATTAATTTCAAAAACAAATGGGTTGACTATATAGAAAATGAATTTGACAGAAGGGAAGAAGGTTTGTGGTTTTTAAACAATGGCATACCAACTTATATTACTGGTGCTCATTATACCTATTTACAATGGTCTACTATTGATGTAGGCTATCCTGATTTTAGAGAAGCAAATAGAATTTTTTATTTATTTTGGGAAGCTTGCCGAGCAGATACCAGGAGTTTCGGTATGATATATTTAAAAATAAGAAGGTCAGGGTTTTCCTTTATGGGTTCTTCAGAATGTGTAAACACAGGAACGTTAGCTAAAGACTCTCGTGTTGGTATACTATCTAAAACAGGTTCAGATTCAAAAAAAATGTTTACAGACAAGGTAGTTCCTATATCAAGTCGTTTGCCTTTCTTTTTTAAACCTATCCAGGATGGAATGGATAAACCAAAAACTGAATTAGCATTTAGAGTTCCTGCTTCTAAAATAACTAAAAAAAACATGTATCATATAAATGAAGATGAACTTACTGGACTTGATACTACGATTGATTGGAAAAATACAGATGATAATTCATATGATGGAGAAAAACTTTTGCTTTTAGTTCATGATGAAAGCGGTAAATGGATAAAGCCAAATAATATTTTAAATAATTGGAGAGTCACAAAAACATGTTTAAGGCTAGGTAGTAAAATTATTGGAAAGTGTTTGATGGGTTCTACATCCAACGCTTTAGATAAAGGAGGAAATAATTTTAAAAAACTTTATGAAGATTCTAATATAAAACAAAGAAACGCAAATGGTCAAACTAAAAGTGGTTTATATTCTTTGTTTATACCTATGGAGTATAACATGGAAGGATTTATAGATTTATATGGTAATCCTGTTTTGTATAATCCAAAAAGCAATATTAGGGGAGTTGATGGAGATTGGATAAAAAAAGGAGCAATAGATTATTGGGAGGCAGAAGTAGAGTCTTTAAAATCAGATGCAGACGCTTTAAACGAATATTATCGTCAATTTCCTAGAAGTGAATCTCATGCTTTTAGAGATGAAAGCAAAGGCTCATTGTTTAATTTAACCAAAATATATCAACAAATTGATTATAATGATTCTTTAATAATGCAGCATCATTTAAATAGAGGTAGCTTTTATTGGGAAAACGGTGTAAAAGACACTAAGGTTATTTTTAGACCAGATAAAAATGGGAGGTTTTTAATTAGTTGGATTCCTAAAAAAGAATTACAAAATAAAACTTTACAAAAAAATGGCTATAAATATCCAAGCAATGAACATATAGGAGCTTTTGGTTGTGACTCTTATGATATTTCAGGAACTGTCGGAGGCAGAGGCTCTAACGGCTCTTTACATGGTTTGACTAAATTTAGTATGGAAGATGCCCCTGGGAATGAGTTTTTTTTAGAATACGTTGCAAGACCCCAAACCGCAGAAATATTTTTTGAAGAAGTTTTAATGGCTTGCGTTTTTTATAGCATGCCTATATTGATAGAAAATAATAAACCTAGATTATTATATCATTTTAAAAATAGAGGGTATAGACATTTTTGCATGAATAGACCGGATAAACATTTTAATAAACTTTCTAAAAGTGAAAAAGAATTAGGAGGTATACCTAATAGTTCGGAGGATGTAAAACAATCTCATGCAGCAGCTGTAGAGTCTTATATTGAAAAGCATGTAGGTATAGATTTTGAAGGTAAGTTTCGACCTAGTGATTCTATGGGGGATATGTTGTTTACTCGTACATTAGAAGACTGGGCTAAATTTGATATTAGCAACAGAACTAGATTTGATGCTACAATAAGCTCTGGGTTAGCTATAATGGCAAATCAAAAACACATGTATTTACCACAGAAAAAAGAATCAAAAATAAACATTAACTTTGCAAGGTATACTAATAAGGGAACACTAAGTGAATTAATATCGTAGATGAGAGATATTGTAATAGAAATATCATCTGTGGGTTTCCCAAGCCAGTTTGTTTCAGATGCTGAAAAAGCCACAGACGAGTTTGGACTACAGATAGGACAAGCCATTCAATACGAATGGTTTAAAAAAGATGGTAACCAATGCAGGTATTATAATCAATGGAGAGACTTTCATCGTTTAAGATTATATGCTAGAGGTGAACAATCCATTGCTAAATATAAAAACGAACTTGCTGTAGATGGTGATTTGTCTTATTTAAATTTAGATTGGACACCAGTACCTATATTACCCAAATTTGTAGACATAGTAGTTAATGGCATGCAAGACCGACAGTTTAAGGTTAAAGCTTACGCTCAAGACGCTTTATCTCAAGCTAAAAGAAGTAAATACCAAGATATGGTAGAGGGTCAAATGGCATCTAAAAGTATTCTTCAAAACATTCAAGATAAAACAGGAATCAATCCTTTTACAATGAATCCTGATGATTTACCTTCTACAGATGAAGAGCTTTCTTTATATATGAATTTAAATTATAAACCTGCTATAGAAATAGCAGAGGAAGAAGCTATAGACACAATGTTTGCTGAAAATCATTATGATGATATTCGCAAGCAACTAGATTATGATTGTACGGTGGTTGGAATGTCGGTAGCAAAACATGAATTTTTACCTGGAGCTGGTGTTGAAATATCTTATGTTGACCCAGCAAATGTGGTTTATAGTTACACAGAAGACCCACACTTTAAAGATTGTTTTTATTGGGGTGAAATAAAAACTTTACCTATATCTGAACTTATTAAAATTGACCCCAAGCTTACAAGAGAAGATTTAGAGGAGATTTCAAAATACAGTCAAAGCTGGTATGATTATTATAATGTAGCTCAGTTTTATGAAAATGATATTTTTTATAGAGACAGCTGTACATTAATGTATTTTAATTATAAGACAACCAAAAAAATGGTTTACAAAAAACGTAAACTTGACGGTGGTGGTTCACGAATGATTGAAAAAGATGATAGTTTTAATCCTCCACAAGAAATGATGGATGATAAAAATTTTGAAAAATTAGAAAAAACTATTGATGTGTGGTATAATGGGATTATGGTTATGGGGACTAACATTATATTAAAATGGGAACTTGCTAAAAATATGGTAAGACCTCAATCAGCTAGTCAACATGCTTTACCAAACTATGTAGCGGTAGCACCCAGAATGTATAAAGGAGTTATTGAGTCTTTGGTAAGAAGAATGATTCCTTTTGCTGATTTAATTCAAGTAACTCATTTAAAATTACAACAAGTTATTGCAAGAGTAGTGCCTGATGGAGTTTACATTGATGCTGACGGTTTGAATGAAGTTGATTTGGGAACTGGAGCAGCTTACGACCCTTCGGATGCATTGCGATTATATTTTCAAACAGGTAGTGTTGTAGGAAGAAGTTACACACAAGAAGGTGACTATAATCAAGGTAGAGTTCCAATTCAACAATTAACTTCTAACTCAGGTGCTTCTAAAACTCAAATGTTAATTGCTAATTACAATCATTATTTAGATATGATAAGAGCAGTGACAGGATTAAATGAAGCACGAGACGGAACAACACCAGCCCCTGAAGCTTTGGTTGGTGTCCAAAAACTAGCAGCATTAAATTCTAATACAGCAACAAGACACATTTTAGATGGAGCTTTATATATATATAGAAGTTTAGCAGAGGCATTAACATATAGAGTTGCAGATATTTTAGAATATTCTGATTTTAAAGAAGATTTTATAAATAAAATTGGCAAATATAATGTAAGTATATTAGGAGAAATATCTGAATTATATATTTATGATTTTGGTGTGTTTATAGAACTTTCACCTGACGAGGAACAAAAAGCACTTTTAGAGCAAAACATACAAATGGCTTTATCCAAGCAGGATATTAATTTAGAAGATGCTATTGATATACGAGAAATAAAAAATATAAAACTAGCTAATCAATTACTTAAAGTAAAAAGAAAAGCAAAACAAGAGCAAGACCAAAAAATGGAATTGCAAAAACAAGCAATGCAGTCTCAAGCTCAACAACAATCACAATCTTTAGCTGCTAAGATAGCTTTTCAAAAAACTGAAGCTGAAGCTCTAGCTAAAATAAAAGTAAAACAAGCTGAAATTGCTTTTGATATGCAAAAACAAGAAGCAGAAGCAAAACTTAAATCTAACTTAATGCAACAAGAATTTAATTATAATGTTCAATTAAGGAATGTGAGTGAAAACGCATTAGCTTTTAGGGAGGGCGCAAGAGAAGAAGCTAAAAGTGAAAGAATTAGTCAACAAAACACAGAGCAGTCTAAATTAATTGCTCAAAGAAAAAATAATCTACCTCCTCAAAAATTTGAATCAAATGAGGATACTTTGGATGGATTTGATTTAGCGGAATTTGAACCTAGATAATGCAAAATATGCATTACTTTTTTGTTTAACTTTGTAAAAATTTAATTAAATGGAAATAAAAGTAAGAGCTCTGGATACACCTGAGCAAAAATCAACTCAACAAATAGAACAAGAGTTATTAGAAAAACACGAACAAGAAACAAATAACGAAACCACAGAAGTAAAAGAAGTGGTTGAAGAAAAAAAAGAAGAGCCACAAACTCAGTTAGAGTTTGAAGATAAAAAAGAAACTACTGAAAGTGTCGTTGACGACACTCCGGTTGAACCAGCCCCAGAGGTTATTCCTCCGGAGATTTCAGAAAAAGACGTTCTTTCATATATTGGTAAAAGATACAATAAGGAGATAACATCGTTAGATGAGTTAACAGCTGAAAGAGAAAAAGCTAGAACCCTTACCTGAAGATGTAGCTTCTTATTTAAAGTATAAAAAAGATACAGGTCGTGGTATTGAAGACTATGCAAATTTGCAAAAAGACTTTAGCGCCATGTCGCCTGATTCTTTGTTAAGGGAGTATATTAAAACAACTGAAGGAGAGGGTTTAGATGAAGAAGATATTGATTCATTAATGGAGGAGTTTAATTATGACTCAGAAGTTGATGATGAAGCAGTTGTTAAAAAAACTAAACTAGCAAAGAAACGAACTATTGCTAAAGCAAAAAAGTTCTTTAATGAACAAAAAGAATTGTATAAACAACCCCTTGAGTCAAGGCAAGTTGATGATTCAAACGTTAATCAAGAAGAACTTATAGAGTATAGGCAATATTTAGAGTCTGTTAAAACTCAACAAGAAGAGAATAAAATAAAACGAAGTTGGTTTTTAAAAAAAACTGATGAAGTTTTTACTGATGATTTCAAAGGTTTTGATTTCGTGCTTGACGACAAAACAGTAACTTATTCTCCTGGTGAAGCAGCAGCTATTAAAAAAAGCAATGAAACGCCTTTAAATTTTATTTCAAAATATTTAGACGACAAGGGCTTAATTAAAGATGCAGGTGGATACCATAGAGCTTTAACAATTGCTACGAATCCTGATAAGTTTGCTAAGTTCTTTTATGAACAAGGCAAATCTAATGCTACGGAAGATGTTATGCGTAAAACTAAAAATATAAATATGACTGAACGCAAAACACCTGAAGTAACAAGTAAAGCGGGGTTCCAAGTAAGAGCCGTCAACCCTTCATCGGGAAGAGGTCTCAAAATAAAAAGTATTAACAAATTAAAATAACTTAAAAATTTAAAATTATGGCAGGAGCAGTTCAAGCAAGCCCAGGCTTTGCTTTACAACCGAGTGCGGAACAAGTTCCGTTGGTTTCAAACTATATAACAACTTTTGACTTTTTAAATCAGTATCTACCTGATACTTATGAAAAAGAGTTTGAAAGATACGGTAATCGTACCGTAGCCTCTTTTCTTAGATTAGTAGGCGCAGAAATGCCTTCCAATTCTGACCTTATTAAATGGGCAGAACAAGGAAGATTACACACCAAATATGTCAATTGTGCTTCTGGTTCAGGAGCCGGTTCTGATACAGCTACTATTACAGTAAATGATACACTTATTCCAAACACTGGAAGCATTGCAGTTAGAGTGGGACAAACTATTGTTCTTTCTGACAATGCAGGCGCTGGTATGAATAAAGGTATTGTCACTTCTGTTGACACCGCAAATGGTACTTTTAATGTAGCTTATTATGAAGCTGGTGGACAAATTGGAGGAGCTGGTCTTACTTATACAGTCTTTATTTATGGTTCTGAATTTAGAAAAGGTTCAGTAGGAATGAGTGGTTCATTAGAAGCAGATGACAGCATCTTTTCTAATTCACCAATTATTATAAAAGATAAGTATGCGGTAAGTGGTTCTGATATGGCACAAATTGGATGGGTTGAAGTAACAACTGAAAATGGTGCAACTGGATATTTATGGTATTTAAAATCTGAACATGAAACTCGTTTAAGATTTGATGACTATATAGAAACTGCAATGATTGAAGCAGTTCCTGCTGAAGCAGGTTCCGGAGCTATTGCAACAACAGGTGATGTTGTTGGTAACAAAGGTTCTGAAGGAATTTTCTATGTCGTTAACGCAAGAGGAAATGTTTGGGGTGGCGGTAACCCTGCTACTTTAGCAGATTTTGACGCTGTAATTTCAAGATTAGATAAGCAAGGAGCTATTGAAGAAAATGTAATTTTTGTAGATAGACAATTTAGCTTTGACATTGATGATATGTTAGCAACTCAAAATTCTTATGGAGCTGGTGGTACATCTTATGGTTTATTTGACAATGATAAAGATATGGCATTAAACTTAGGTTTCACTGGATTTCGAAGAGGTTATGACTTTTACAAGTCTGACTGGAAATACTTAAATGACCCAACTATGCGAGGTGGTTTACCAACTGGAGCTAATTCAGGAAGAATTAACGGTCTTCTTGTACCAGCTGGTTCTACTACAGTATACGACCAGATTTTAGGTAAAAATGCAAAAAGACCATTCTTACATGTAAGATACAGAGCTTCTGAAACTGAAGACAGACGTTACAAAACTTGGATAACAGGTTCTGCTGGCGGTGCTGCAACTTCAAGCTTAGATGCAATGGAGGTCAACTTCTTGTCAGAAAGAGCTGTTTGTACTTTAGGTGCTAACAACTTCTTTTTATTCCAAGAGTAGTATATTTATTAGGGAGGCTTTATGCCTCCCTTTTTTTAACTTTAATAAAATTTAATAAAATGAAAAATCAAATAAAAGACAGAGTCTATAAATTGACTCGAGAAAGAGCACCTTTGTCATATATAATTCCTCCCTCTGGAGGCAAAAAACCAATTTTATGGTGGGATGACAAAAAAAATATTAACAGAGAACTTAGATATTCAAAAAATCAAAGGTCTTGTTTTGTAGATGAACAAGATGGACAAATCAATTTAGAACATATTGACTTTGTAGATGGTTTTTTAAGAGTTCCTAAAGAAAACAGAGTTTTACAAGAGTTTTTATACCTTCATCCTTTAAACACAAAAGTTTATGAAGAGGTCAATGAAGAAAAAGACGCTACTAAAGAACTAGAACAATATGATATTGCGTTTGAAGCTGAGTCACAAGCTCGTAAACTAGATATTACTCAACTAGAGCATATTTCCAGAGTTTTATTAGGGGTGAACCCATCAACAATGTCAACAGCAGAACTTAGAAGAGATTTGATAGTTAATGTAAATAGGTATCCAGAAGAGTTTATGAAAGTAATAAATGACCCTATGTTAAAATTACAATCTCAAGTAAAATTATTTTTTGATAAAAGTTTATTAGGTTTTAGAAAAAACCAAAAAGAAGTATGGTTTAATTTAAAAACTAATAAAAATAAAATGTTAACTGTTCCGTTTGGCGAAGACCCTGTGTTTATTGTAGCTTCATACCTACAAAGTGATGAGGGTATTGAGTCTTTAAAACTGTTGGAAACAGTGCTAGAAAGCGAAGGTTAAAATATTGTATCTTTGTAAAGACAATTAAACTTTTTTTTAACATAAATTTTTTACAAATGCCTAAATATATAACTTTAGATACTGCCAGTGATGGCAACGTACACTTAAATGTAGATGCTATTCTATATGCTGAAACAGCCAGCTCAACTGCTGGAGAGATTTACCTTACAAGTGGAACACATAAAATGACTGTAACTGGAACTGGATTAACTTCTGGTTTTGGTGAAGCTGTTAATTCTGCTTTAGTACAAGCGCAAGAAACTAAATGGTCTGACGCTACTATTCCAGTAAGTAAAGCAGGAGGATTAGTTTTTACAAGTGTAGCTATAGGTACTATATAATATATAAGTCCCACAAGCATAGAGAGAGGTCAAAATTAATGACCTCTTTTTTTTTGTTTATCTTTGTAAAAAAAGAAATTAATGATAAATGCTGTAAGAAATACCGTACTAGCAATTCTCAATAAAAATAATTATGGTTATATATCCCCGGCTGATTTTAACCTTTTTGCGAAGCAGGCACAACTCGATATATTTGATGAATATTTTTTAGAATATAACAGTACAAATAAATAAAGAAAACGACTCGTGTTTCAGGAACCGGATATGCAGATAGTCTAAAAACCACAGAAGAAGTTATAGATTTTTTTTCTGAAACATCTAGTTTAGCTAGGACATCAANCAGTATATATAACGTTCCTACAACTTCTACAACAGGTGCTGATTATTATTTATTAAATAAAATTTTAATTTATAGTACAGTAACATCATCAGGAACCACTTCAAGCACAGGAGCTGGTAATACGGCNTTAATAGATGCAACTGCAACTTTTGTAACTGATGGAGTTGCGGTGGGTGATGTAGTTTCAATTGTATTATCCGGAAGTGTGGTTACTAATATGCAAGTAAGTGCAGTAGATAGCCAAACTCAATTAACGGTTACACAAGCTTCTTTAACATCTTCATCTTTAGTATATGCAGTTTATAAATCTACTAATTTAACAAATGAAGCAGAGCAAGTAAAATCACAGTAAAAATTACTATGTTAAATAAATCTTTATTGACTACACCTAATATTACTTTTCCTGCTTACACATTACAAAAAAATTCTTTAACATTATATCCCTCTACTATTTCTCAGACAGGTAGAGTAGTGTGTCAATACATAAGATACCCTAAAGACCCTAAGTGGACATATGTGTCGTTAACTGGAGGTGAGCCTGTTTTTGACCAATCACAATCAGATTATCAAGATTTTGAATTGCCCGAAGATGATGTGAATAATTTAGTGGCAAGAATTTTACAATACGCTGGGGTATCAATAAGAGAGGCAATACCCGTGACAATTTGGACAATCATTAGAACAACAAGAAAACCAAGAAGAATAATATGAGTTATATAAATCAAAAAAAATATTACACTAATGATGGAGTTACTCCAACTAACGCTAATTGGGGTTCATACCAGTATGTAAGTTTAGAAGATATAGTTAATAATTTTGAACTTATGTATTATGGCAATCATTCATTAATTAACAACGAGCCCAGGTATAAAATATTGTTTCACGCAAAAAGAGCAGTACAAGAACTTAACTATGATGCTTTTAAAGAAATTAAAGCTTTAGAGCTCACAGTGTATAGTGATTTAATATTTATTTTACCTTCCGATTATGTTAATTGGGTGAGACTTTCTTTGTTCAAAGATGGCTGGATTAGACCTTTAGTAGAAAATATACAAGTAAACTCTGCTCTTTCTTATTCTCAACCTAACGCTAGTTACCCTAACACAGGAGTTCCTAATTTTACAGGAAATGATGCAACTGAAGACACCTCTACTTTAGATACTCAAAGAAAAGATGGTTCTCAAAATAGTATTTATTTAAATAAAGAAAATGCTAATGATAATATTCCACCTGACACACAAGCAAACTTTTATGCAGACTATACAATTGGAGCAAGGTATGGGCTCAACACAGAAACTGCTAATATAAATCCTACTTTTAGAATTGATAAAAAAGCAGGTGTTATAAATTTTGATTCTACAATGCTTAATGAAAACTGTATATTAGAATATGTATCAGATGGTATGGAAGGTGGAGATGATTCTAAAGTTCAAGTAAACAAATTGTTTGAAGATTATGTTTATGCTTATATTAACTACGCTATTTTAAACAGTAAATTTAATGTGCAAGAATACCTTGTTAATAGAGCTAGAAAAAATAAATCTTCTTTATTAAGGAACGCAAAATTAAGATTAAGCAATATTCATCCAAGTAGATTAATTATGAATATACGAGGAGAGAATAAGTGGAATTAAATAAAAATGGACAAATATTCAAAGAAATTTTATTCGTGGCAGAATGAACAAAAGCCTTGACGAAAGGCTTGTTCCTAATGGTGAGTATATAGATGCTTTGAATGTTAGATTAGGCTCTACTGAAGACTCAGAGGTTGGTTCAGTTGAAAATTCTAAAGGGAATACTGTATTAACAAATATTGAATTTGATAACGTTTCTTTAAGCAATAATGCTAGGTGTATAGGGGCTTTTGAAGATGGAGCAAATGAAAGAATTTATTGGTTTGTTCACGACCCAGCTTTTACTTTAGGAGCTACAAGTAAAATAGATTTAATATTATCTTATAATACCACGAACAACTCTACTACTTATCATGTTATTAGTATTAATGATGGAAGTAATTTAAATACCACTTTAAATTTTAGTGTTTATAATTTAATTACAGGAGTTAATTTAATAGACAATTTACTTTTTTTTACAGACAATTTAAATCCTCCAAGATTTATAGATGTTAATAGAACCTACACAGCTCCTTTAAGTAGTATTGATACTATAACCGCTAATCAATTATTAGTAATAAAAGCGCCTCCCAATAAAGCTCCCGATATTAGTTTAATTAATATAGTAGGACAAACAGATGATTTTTTAGAAGAACGGTTTGTAAGTTTTGCTTATCGTTATAAATATGCTAATGGAGAATATTCAGCTACCTCTCAATTTAGTAAACCTGCTTTTGTACCCGGTGCTTATGATTTCAGTTACAATAGTTATTTAAATGAAGGAATGATTAATACCAAAAATGCTGTTACTATATCTTTTAATAGTGGTAGTAGTTTGGTTACAGGTATAGAGTTGTTATTTAAAGAATCAAATACATCTCAAATTAAAGTTATTGAAGCGCTAGATAAAAGTAATTTAGGATATGCTAATAACACCAGCTATTCTTTTACTTTTGATGATAGAAAAATATTTACTCTTTTACCTACTTCAGAAATTTTAAGATTATACGACAATGTTCCATTAAGAGCTAAAGCTCAATCTATTATGGGTAATAGATTGGCATATGGTAATTATTATGAAGGTTATGATTTAAAAGACAAGCTTAATCAAGATATTAGATTAGAATTTATATCTAGTTTACAGGCAGATGAAATAGGAAACACATCATTAACTGATAGCACTGGTTCTGGTAACTATACAATAGGACCTTCACCACAAACAATTCCGTCTTCTGTTATTTATCTTGATTTTTCAAAATCGGATGGAACTCAAATACAATTAAATGCAGGAGCTGCTATAAGTGTTGATTTTAGAATAGCTCATCATAGTTTTACAGGTAACACTCCATCTGCTACAACCACCAATACAAGTTTAACTTTTGATTATGTTTTACCAGTAGCTTTCAATAACGTGTATTCTTTAGCTACAAGCACTGACTTTATTGAAAAAGTGGGAACGTCTAGTAATATACAAACCGTTACTAATTCCTGTAATGGTCAAACTCTTACTGACCAATTTAATTGTGCTTTACCTCAAACTTTAGGCACATACACTAAAACTGCCAGTGGTATTACCACTACAGGCGAACCAATACAAATAATAGCCACTCCAAATTCAAACACTATAGGTTTTCAAATGTTAGCAATGCAGTATGTTGATGGTGGAAACAATGCATATGAATTTTATCAAGTAAACTTTGGTGATGCTTCATTTAGAGAAATAGGTAATTCTGAAAGTTTACATAGTAACCGAGGTTATGAAGTGGGTATAGTTTATATGGATGATTTTTTAAGGTCGTCTACCGCTTTAGTAAGCCCAAACAACACTGTGCAGGTTCCGTGTGCTAATAGTATTGATAAAAATTCTATTAGAGTTTCTATACCGACTCAACAACTTGCCCCTAGCTGGGCAACAAGTTACAAGTTTGTTTTAAAACCTGCCGAAAGTACATATGAAACAATTTATAGTAATATATATTATGAAGACCCTGATAGCAACGCTGCTTATTTTTTATTAGTAGGAGAAAACGCTCAAAAAGTTACAGACGGAGATAGGTTTTTTGTTAAGGCAGATAGTCAAGGTCCGGTGTTAAGATGTGTTGAAGCCACAGTGCTAGAAAAAAAAGCTCAATCATTAAACTTTATTGCATTAAAAGATTCAGCTGGCAATGACATAGCAGTTCCAGCAGGAACTTATATGAAAATTAATCCAAACAATTTTCAAGTAAGTAGAGATGATAATGCTATAATAACTGAAGGAAGTAAAAGCACAGCAGTAAATAATAGTGGTGAATACCCAATATTAGCCTACCCTTTAAATTTACCTCCTCCATCGGGCACAGGCTCATATGTTGATTATAATGTTCCTTCAGGAAGTAGAATTGTAATTAAAATAAGACAAGAGCGTTTAGGTCCTGGTAGAGGAAATGGTAGTTGTGGAAGAAGAATTAATATTATTGAAACTGAATTAATTGCTTCACAGACTTATGATAATATGTCCGAATGGTTTTATGGAGATAATGTAGCTACCGTTTTTTCTGAAGTAGCTCAAACAGAAGTTGGTGGAAATGAGCCGGATATAGTAAACACTTTTGAAACAGCTAAAACAGACACTACAGCTCCTGATTTAACCTCTCCTAGTACAGATATAAGCACAGCTTTAGGAACTAATTATTACAGAACTTACAGAAACTCAACTACTAATGAATTATTTTTATTGGTTACAGGAACACTAAGATGTGGCGGAGTTGCTTCGAGAGCTAAAAGAAGAAGTTCTGTTTCAGTAGATATACAAATATTTAGAACAGATTCTGTTGTTATATTTGAGTCACAACCACAAGACGCTGCTCCCGATATTTGGTATGAAAATCATTTATCTTTTGATATAGATTCCAACGGACACCATCTTGGAAATGTTCAAGACCAAACAAGTTCTTTGCCAGCAATAGTAGATACTGAATTTTTTGATTGTTATTCTTTTGGTAATGGTGTAGAAAGCTACAAGATACTAGATTCTATAGCAGGTAAAAGTGTTAATTTAGGAGAAAGAGTAACCACAACTACAAACCAAGAATACAAACAGGCTCATCGTTTTTCAGATATTACCTATAGTGGTGTATATAATGATGAAACAAATGTTAATAAGTTAAATGAATTTAACTTAGGGTTGTTAAATTTTAAAACCCTTGAAGATTCTTTCGGTCCGATTGAAATTTTGTATGGAAGAAGAACAGATATTTTAGTTTTACAAGAAGATAAAATATCATATGTATTATTAGAAAAAAACTTATTAAGTGATGCAACAGGAGGAGGTGCTGTAACCAGTGTTCCTGAAGTATTAGGAACTCAAATTGCTAGAATTGAGGAATACGGTATCAGTAATAATCCAGAAAGTTTTACTGTTTGGGGTCCTAACAAATATTTTACAGACGCAAAAAGAGGAGCTGTTATAAATTTAGTAGGAGTTGCTGGCTCGAACGAACAGTTAGTTGTTATTTCAGAAGCAGGTATGAGAGGCTGGTTTAGAGATTTATTTATTCAAGCTAATCAGACAAATAAATTAGGTGGTTATGACCCCTATATGAATGAATATGTTTTTCATTCTAATGTTTTAATGCCTCTATCTACAGATACTACGGATTGTATAGATTGTAACACTTCTAAAAATTTAACTATTTTACCTTTAAACACTACCACATTTTGTGTAAATGTTGGTGAAAGCTTAGGTATAGTAGATATTGATTATACCATTCCTTTTGAGGGTTATGATAATATTATAACTGAAACATCTTCAAACACTATCACAGAACTAAATAGTTCGCAGATTGTAACTGAAAGCGCCTCAAGTGGTGTAGGATATGTTATTACTGCCATTTATAATGGGGCTTCTTTTACTACGGGGACTGTTTACTCTAGCGGCACTTTAAGTTTTAATAAAAATAATGTAACTGCATCTGAAGTTGTTATTAATGTTACTCAGGACAGCACAACCAGTGATACTATAGAAATTTTTACCGGATGTCCTCAAGCTGCTGAGATGACTATTTTTAATGTAGCAATTACAAGTAATGCAGATGCGGGGGATACTATTACTAATGCATATAGATGGACAGATGGAACATTTAGTTCTCCCACTCATTTTACTAATCCTGTTACTTTTTCTTCTAATACAGTTACGCCAATTGTTTCTCAATTTGACAGTACAGCCGGACCTCAAGGCGCAGGTATAATACCTGGTGATGGAGCCACTGTATATATTATAAGTACAAAAAACACAAGCAACACTTTTAACTTTGATTCAACTAAAAATGAATTTAGATATTTAAGAACAGCTAATTTATATAGTAGTAGTGGAGCGGATATAAATGCTTTATTAACTGCTTCTACAAAAGCTACTCCTATTACTAGCTCAACTAATCCTACTCAATATGAATCTTCATTTACAATGCCATCTGGCGGACAGTTTTTATATTTAATTTGGGATTATAGACAATCAAATTCAGCAGAGTTATGTTATTCTTCAACAAGTACAACTGATGCTTGTACAGGTTGTAGTTTTAGCCCTACGCCAGTACCAACTGCTCCTGTGCCTGTTGTGGCTGTATATACATGGAGAATAGAAGCTGGAAGTGGTAGCGCTACCAGCCCTACAAGTTGCCCTGCTGCTAGTGTCGCTCTTTATAGTACAGCAAGTTCATTTGCTACAACATTTACTAACAGCACTTTATTTTATACTGATGCTTCATTAACAACTTTATTTCAGGGTAACGACTATTATTTTGGTATGCGTGAACCTAATCAGGGTTATGGTCAATCTCAAGGAATTTTAAGAATGACTAATTCTGGAACTACATCTAATATTGATACAGCTGGAGTATGTAACCCTCAGCCTACTCCTGTACCCGTGCCTACAGCGCCTATCCCTGTACCAGCGCCTGTGTTTACACCGCCTACAGCACCTTGTTATACCTTTACTATTTTAAATAATGGAAACCCATTAGATGATGATAGTTATACTTATACAGCTTGCNGCGGAGGTTCTGTATCAGGTTCAGTACCTTATGGAGACCAGCTATCTGTGTGCGCCCAAGCATTTACTCATCAAGGAGTAGCTTTAACGGTAACTAATACTCAAAACCCCTGTAATTAATGGCAACTCTAGGAACATATTATTTTGACACAGCAAGTTTTACTAACGCAACAACAGTTTATGATGATGCTAATTTAACTACTATCTCACAAAATGGTTGGTATTCAGATAATAGTATTGTTAGGCAACAAATTAGTGGAGTTTTGTATGCCGCACAATCATGTAGTGTGCCTACTCCTGTGCCTACTCCTGTAGCGCCAGTGCCAGCGCCTGCTCCTGTTCCAGCTCCTGCACCTACAGCACCTGTTCCAGCGCCTGCTCCTACTGCACCAAGCCCTGTGCCTGCTCCAGTATACACGCCTACCGCACCCGTGCCTGTGCCTGTACCTGTGCCTACAGCGCCTGTGCCTGTGCCGACTGCACCAATTCCTGTCCCTAGCCCTGTTCCTGTACCTGTGCCTGTTCCTGTGCCTGTTCCGGTAGCACCTAGCCCAGCTCCTGCACCTGTTGTAACTTGTTATATTTTTGATATAACGGGTGACGGTAATCCTTTAGATGACAATTCATATACTTATATAGCTTGTAATGGAAGTTCTGTATCTGGAAGCGTGCCTTATGGAGACTCAATTAGTGTTTGCGCAAGGTCTTTTACGCATATAGGAAATGCAATATCAGTATCTAATACTTTTGTAACTTGTTATTAATATTATGATATTAGAAAAAGAAAATAGACCATATATAGAATATAATCCATCTGACCTACAAAAAATTACAAGAGCCACTAAAAAAGGTTTTCAAGTAGTAGATGTTCCTCCTGCTGTATTTAGTGTTTTAAGCGCTTTTTATGACCGTTCTCAATTAAAAGAAGAAAGTTATCCAGGGAAAGAAAATTATTCAAAACAAGTTAGCTATGTTCAGGATATAAACCAACATCCAGAAATGATAAATTTTATTAAAAAAACCATGCTTGATATTCATGAAGAGTGGTGTGGTAGAAAATTAAAACCCGCTGTAGTATATGGAGTCAGAAGTTATAGCAATAATACTATTTTTAACGCTCATTTTGATAGACAAGATACGCACCATGTAGCTTCTAGTATAACCCTCGGTAAAGACGCTCCATGGAATCTAAACATACAAGACCATGATAGACAGTGGTGGGGTGTAGATGTAGAGCCGGGTCAAATGATAATGTTTGAATCAGGCTGTTGTATGCATGGAAGACTAGACAAGTACCAAGGCACTTATTTTGATAATTTGTATACACATTTTACTTACGAAGAGCCTTTTACTCCTTATGAGTCATAAATACATTTCATTTGATTGGTGGTGGGGTGGTTTTAACAATATACGCATGTGTTATGAAATGGTGGGCGCTATGTCATATGTGTCGGGAAGAAAAATAATTTTACCTCCTCCAGGATATTGTTTGTTTTTATCTGAACACCAAGATAAAAAAACGTTTTGGGATATATGGGAGGTGTTGGATAAAAAAGCTTTTACTGATAATTTTGATTGCGTAGATTATAATGAAACTTCGCTGGTTAAATACTCTTCCAAAATACAAAATTATGATGGTATTTGTAAAGATATAAAATGCATTTTATTTAATGATAAAGACATAAATTGGGGTCCTCAAAAATTTATAGGTCAAGGATTAATTTATCATTCTATTGAAGATATAAACCATTTTAACGAATTTAATTGTGATAAAAGACAGCTGTATGATATAATGTGTGATGATGAGATTATACATTTTCCAAGAAATTTATTAGGACACTTTGGTTATCATGTGTATGCCCCTAACACTTCAGCCCAAGAAATAATAAGGCAAAAAATAAAACGTGGTATAAAATTTCATGACAAATATATTCAAAAAGCAAACTCTATTATGNNTGGCGATTTTGATGCTGTTCATATAAGGCGTGGAGATTTNAAATATACCCAAACCTCTTGGACAGAAGATATGTACAAAAACCTTTTAAATTTATTAAATGCTAATGTGAGAAAAAATGTACCTTTGTTTATAGCGACTGACGAAACAGATTACACAATGTTTAGATTTTTTAAAAAAAACTTATAACATATTTTTTCTTAAAGACTTTTGTGAGGTAGGAAAAGCTGAAGCATTAGTTTTAGACACTTTAATTTGTTCTAATGCTTATCAGTTTTATGGTTCGAGAATGTCAACTTTTAGTGATTACATAAATATTATTAGAGGCTATAATAATAAATTAGATAATCATAGAAAATCATTAAATTTTAATAGACCTAAAATTAAATATAATAAATACCCTTGGGAAGTAGAGTCATACAACTGGCAAGACTTATGGGGTGAACTTTACTATGGCAAAATTTAACCTTGGTGTACATGGCTCACACAATGCAGCAATAGCTTTATCTTACGGTGGAGATGTTTTAGAAGTAGTTGAGCTTGAAAGGTGGGTTCAAATAAAAAATGCTGCATTTTTTTATTATCATCCTATTTTAAATCCTATTGAAATTTTAAACGAGATACTTGATTATTTCGATTATAAATATGGTGCTAAAGAATTTGATTATGCTATGGTCAATTCGTGGTCAGAAGAACATTACAAAGATTTAAGAGCTAAAAATGTTCTGTATGTACCGCACCATATTGCGCATGCTTGCAATGTTATGTATCATTCTGAGGCTAAAGAATCTTTAATTGTTTCTTTTGATGGAGGTTCTGATAATGGGCATTTTAATATTTATTTAGGAAATAAAACACAGCCCCCACAATTGATTTATCAATCTCCAAAAGATTTATGTGTGCCGTATGCCGCTTTAGGTCACTACATGAAAGATATAACAAGAGAAAGAGATTTTTGGTTTGGAAACTTAACCTATGCTGGTAAAGTAATGGGTCTTTCAGCTTATGGTAAAAGGAATGATGAAATGTTTGATAGAGTAACAAAGCTTTATGAACAAAGCAACACGAACCAAGTAGATGTTACTCATCAAAATTGGGATAAAATATTTTGCTCTTGTATGCAATCTTATCCTGATTCTGCTAATTTAGCATATGCAAACCAATATTTGTTTGAAAAAAATTTTGCAGATATAGTTACTCCTTTTATGTTTAGATATCCCAACAGAGAATTACAATTTACTGGAGGAGGAGCTATGAATATTATAAATAACACTACATACAAAGCTTTTGTATCTCCTAATTCTGATGACAGGGGTATTGCTTTGGGTTGTTTATTAAGCTTACTAAAACCTTTATACCCTGTAGACAGCACTTATTTAGGCTCAGAGCCATATGATGATATGCCTAAAGCAAATCCTGTTAACATAAAACAAATCGAAGAACTACTTAATAACAATAAAATACTTGGTTTAGTACAAGGAAGGTCAGAGCATGGAGCTCGTGCGTTGGGCAACAGGTCAATTTTATGTTTGCCTAAAAAAGGTGTCAAAGAAAGATTAAATACAGAAGTAAAAAAGAGAGAGTGGTTTAGACCCTTTGCAGCTGTTTGCAGAGAAGAAAACGCTAATAGGTTTTTTAAAACTTATAACAGGCATAGATGGATGACTCACAATGTAAAAGTTACTTCAGATGATTTTCCAGCCATTACACATGCAGATAAAACCTGTCGATTACAAACCGTTAATAAAAAACAAAATAAATTTTTGTACGATTTATTAGAAAACCATCCTGTGTTATTAAATACATCCTTTAATATACAAGGCAAGCCAATATTAAATACTTATAAAGAAGCTGTGTGGATGAAAGAAAACACAGGAATAGATGAAATAATAACTGATAAATATATATTAGAATGATAAAAACAATAAAATTAGATTTTGATTGGAGTTATTTTTTACCTCCAAAACAAGATTATTCAGTGCATAAAGGCAGCTGTTTAACACATCAAACAAAAGAATTAACTGACATACATCAAGAATATGGGTTAGGTGAGACCTATACTTTTGACAATACAGTAATACAACAATTGTGGTATACAGATAAAGAAGTAGATTTTAAAGAACTAGGGAAACAAACAGGAATGGAAGTAATTACTTTGTCAAGTATTTTACAGCCACCGGGGAATACCATAGCTTTACATAGAGATACTTTTTATCAAATCAAAACAAAATTTCCTGATGACAAACGAACCAAAGTTAGAGCTAACGTTTATCTTGAAGACTGGAAGATAGGACACATGTTACAATACAAATCTGAAGAAGATAATATTTGGAAAACATCTGACAACTGGGAAAAAGGTGATGGGTATATATGGGATTCTAAGCCTTTGCATTTATCAGCCAATGCCGGTATGAAAAATAAATACACGCTACAAATATCAGGCTTTTTACTTTAAATTAAGCATACGTTTTAAATTTGTAAATTTGTAGTTAAATAAATTCCATATGGCGACTTATTATTATAGGATGCAAAATTGCGTTCAGCCTGATGTTTATGCTAACGCAGCTTTTACAAGTCAGCAAACTATTGGTCAAGTTTATGAAATGGCGCTTGTGCCTCCTTCAGGAATTATAGTTGATTTTTGTTGGAAGGTAGATGGGATAGCTAATGATGGGATTTCTGCTGTTATTATAAATGATTATGGACTTAATAATTGCTCTGGATGTATTTCACCAACTCCCCCTCCTACATCTGTTACTTCTTACGGATGGGTATTTCATCAAGTCCAAGGAAATGGCTCTAATAGCCCTTTAACTTCTTGCTTAAATTGTCCTTATACAGTTTATTCCAATGTTCAATATTATAACGACCTTACTTGCGGGCAAGCACACTTTTATCTTGACGCAAATTTAACAACACCTTTTACAGGTAGCAATCAATATTATAGTGCTTCGCCAAGTGGAGGCACTCCAGCTGAAGGAACAGGCTCTTTGTTAATGGCTAATGGTGGAGTTGTCACAGATATTTTTGATTGCGATGGTAATTCTAATTGTAATGCAAACTGTTACATATTTACTATAACCAATACAGGCAATCCTTTAAATGATGATTCGTTTACATATATTAATTGTGGTGGCGGCACCACTTCAGGTTCTGTTCCTTATGGTGACCAAATTGAAGTTTGTGCAAAATCTTTTACTCATATTGGAGTATCTCTTACAGTAACCAATACTTTTACAAATTGTAACACTCCGGCTCCTATTGCACCCCCCACTACTATACCTGTGCCTGCGCCAGTTGCGCCAAGCCCAAGTCCAGTCCCTACAGCGCCTGTCCCCGCTCCAGTAGCACTAATTCCTCAATATTGTTTAGGCTCTACTAATGCTGTGACTATAGAAAATTTAGGAGGAATTAATAAATATGTATTTGGTGGTAATTATGGGTTATATGGCAGCGGTACTGGAACATTTGTTTTACAAAATGTACCTTCATCTCACCCTATAGCGTTTCAAAATTTTAATAAAACTTCTTTAATTAGTTATACTGGTCAATATAGTGTAGGCACAAAAACAGGGCTAGACGGTAACTTATACGAATATTTTTATGGAGATGTCACTGTGACTGCCACTGGGAATTATGGCACTATAAGTTATGAGTGTTATAACCATGGATACATGGGAGGACAAAACAATCTGATGTTTGATAATGTTACTTGTCCTAATATTAACCCTCCCGTTATTCCTCCTCAAGGAGACCCTACGCTTTTATATACTTTAACTTTTAGTAATAAGTCACAAGGTTGGACTTCTTTTTATTCTTATCACCCTGATTATATGATAGGTATGAATAACTATTTTTATAGTATGAAGGGAGGCAACTTATATCGTCATAACACTAATGATTTAAGAAATAATTATTATGATGTTCAGTACAACTCACAAATTAAAAGTGTATTTAATGCACAACCCTTAGAAAATAAAATCTTTAAAACTATTAATTTAGAATCCGATGCTGCTTGGTCTACATCTTTAGATAGTGATATTCAAACAGGAAACACTATTGATAGCACTTGGTTTGAAAAGAAAGAAGGTGCTTGGTTTGCTTACATAAGAAGCACAGGAAGTGAGCCGGCTGATGCTAAAGAATATCCATTGCGGTCTACTAATGGTATTGGAAGAAGCACTTCAGTAGTAGTTAATGGAACAGAAACAACAATTAATTTTTCTACAGACCCTATCATTGAAATAGGTAGTGATATTAGTGTTGGAGATATTTTGTATTTTGCATTGCCTCCGTATTCTACAATACAAATGGCAGGACAAGTTACTACAATAAATAGAGATACCATAGCTGGGTTGAACAATGTAGTTATAAATAATTCTATTACTGGAGCAGTCGCTATATCTATTCAAGATGCTTATATAGCATATATTAAAAACCAGCAAGCTGAATCTTATGGCTTGTTAGGTCATTATTGTATATTTACAATAACAAACTCAGATAGTACAGCCACAGAGCTGTTTGCTGTTGAATCTGAAGTAATGAAAAGCTATCCTTAAAATTATTATCTTTGTAACTAAATGAGTGTAGAAGCTTTACCAGTTCAAGTAATTAGTAACATTACCACTTACAGAGGACTGATGTGGGAAAAAATTGCCGAGTTTTCAAAAAAACTAGAAAGTTTAGAAGATGCGGTAAAACACAAAGCAGGGACTCCTCAATCTAAACAGATGCAGGAGCTCTATCCTTTAAAACAACACATAGAAGGGGGTTTGTATACTCGAGAAGTTTTTATGCCAAAAGGTTCATTTATAGTGACTATGATTCATAAACAAAACCATCCGTCTTTTTTACTTAGAGGTAAGGTATCTTACCTGGGTGATGATGGGGAGGTAAACACTATTGAAGCTCCTAAAACTATTTTTACTAAAGCAGGAGCTCAAAGAGTATTTTTTACACACGAAGATACCGATTGGTGTTGCGTGTATAAAACTAAAGCAAAAAATTTTGAGGAGGCAGAAGCAGATGTATATACCAATAATTATAAAGATTTGCCAAAAAAAACAATTAACAAAATAAAAAAATCATGGCAGGAATAGGATTAGCAATTGCTGGTTTAGCTTTGTCAGCAGCAGGAACAACAGCAAATTTTATAGGAGCTGCACAAGCCAACAAAGAAGCAAAAAAAGCAGACAGAGAAGCTGATAAAGCTTTGGCAGATGCACGAAAAAGACTGTCAGTAAATTATTTAGAAGGATTAAGTTTACCTATGGAGGCTTATGAATTAGAGAGAGAAGCTCTGTTAAGCCAAGGAGCTACTGCTTTACAAGCAGCAACAGAGGGGTCAGCTAGAGGGGCTGCGGCAACTGCAGGAAGAATACAAGCGGCTCAACAACAAGGACAACGAAATATTGCTGCCCGTACAGGGCAAGACCTTTACAAATTACAAGCGGCAGTAGCTGAAGAAGATAAAAGATTAGCAGGATTAAACACAGGTTTAGATTTAAGAGAACTTGAAGGACAGCAAGCTGCATCACAAGAAGCAAGATTAAGAGCTAACGAACAAGCAGCAGCAGGAATGGCAGGATTAGGACAAACTTTGCAAGGTGTTGGTAATTTATTACCCGACCAACCTAAAACAGCGGCGGGAAAGTCGGCTGCAAAAGTTCAAAGACAATATCAAAGAGCACAAAGAAGAGGTGATATAGGTTCAGATGTAAGCTTGGGAGAGTTTGCAAACATTAATATGCCTTCCTCTGGAACTCCTAGTGTAGACCTTGGAGTAGATACTTCTATGCAAGGAATGATGAGTTCTGTAAATCCTATGTATGGTAGACAGTTTGGCGACCCTTTTGCAGACCCATTAGCTTATACACCTAATTTACCTTCCGCAGATGCTATTTCTATTCCTACTTTATCCTCTGACCAATACGCACAGTTTGCGGGGCAAATGCCAGGGTTTAGTAATTTTGGTGGCACTGCCCCTATACAAGACATTGACCAGGCTGTTACATTTTTTGAAGGATTAACGCCATATGAACAAAGACAATATTTTAGAAACAGAAGAGGTAATTAATTATGACTAAGATAGGTTACAATCCTGATTTAGCTAATACTCGTGGTATAAACTGGTCTAGTTTAGCCAAAACAATAGTTGATGATTTAAATACACAACAACAAGAAAGAGAGACAAGAATAGCTAATGCAGAAAAAGCTATTGATGACGAAAGAAAAAAATTGGCAAGCACCCCAATGGGGCAAGATGCTGCTGCCAATCAATGGATTATGAATGGAGTAGAAGCCATAACAGAAACAGCAGGGAGAGATGAAAGGTTATGGAAAAACGGTCTTTTAAAAACTAAAGATTATTTAAGAAACCAAGCTAATCGTGAAAGAGGAACTGACTTTGTTCTTCAAACTTTTCAAAATTACAACAAGGATTATGATAAGATTATAGAGGGTATAAAAAATAAAGAGTACAGTGAAAAAACATTAGACCTTCGAGCGCAGTTACAAAAACTTTTTAATTTTGATGAGACTGGCATAGTAATAAACCCCGAAGATTCTGAGGTAAACGTAGGCAAGCTAGTACAAAATAAAAATGGAGAGATGGTTTTATCTGATAATCCTAATGATTTTTTAAATGCTAGTGAAATGATTGTAACAGCAACAGGTGTTTTTGAACGTTTCGATGCGGATGAAGCGGCAAAAAAATTAGCGGATAGTTTGGCACTAAAAACTGTGGTTGACGGATTTGGTAATACTGTTACACAAGCTTATAGCACTATTGAAAAGCTAGATGATAAAACCAAAAAGAAAATTCAAAACGCTAGAACCGCACAAATAAAAGCTATTTTATCCCCAGATGCTTTAGGTTCTTTTTTAAGGGATGACGTAGGTCTTGCTCCAAACGAAGAAGAGTATTATTTTACTAGAGATGCTAATGATACTAATGAAGCAGCTATCTTAATTGACCAACAAAACATGAATGTTTTTAAAGATAAAAAAGGGCAGAAGCAGTTAGAATATGCAGTAGAAAAATTTAATGAAAGGTTAGACACATTCTTGCCCGCAACTAAAATCCCTCCTACGAAACCACGAGAAAGTGTTTCTGAAAGGTCGGGTAGGGTAAATGCTGAAAATAGAATTAAAGCAGCGGCAAAATTCTTCTATGGAGATAAAGCACAACAAGATGAAGCTTTTGCTTATTTTGCAAATATTTTACCAGGGATGAGAGGTGGAAGGGTTACTCAAGATGAGGTTATATTTGATTTTGTGGATTTTGATGGTAAAGTAACAGGGGAAAAAAACAGATTCTATTCACGCCCTTATGATAGGACAAGCATGCAAACTTTAATGGATGGTATGGCTAGTTTATTAGGTTCAGCCTCATCAGGTATAACACAAGAAAGAGCTTTACAATTAGCTCTCGGCGCTGTTCCTAAAAATTTAAAAGGTATAAAAGCTGAGGGAGTAGGATTATTTGAACTAAAACCAAGCCCTACTCTTACCGATGACTTTAATATTTATGTAACAGAAAAAGTAGGTAAAGTTATTGATGACCTTGAATTAAAAGACGATAGAAAATTTATTTCAGAAGAAAAATTAGTTGAAAAAATAAAAGAAAGTAAAATCTTGAGTGATTTTGGAATTGTAGTAGAAGAAGCTTCACCTGGTAGTGATGTTATGAAGATGATTATTAATAAAGGTGGTGATGAAATAACTCAAACAATTTCATTGTCTGGTTATAAAAATTTAGACGATGCTAAAACAGAAATTATCAAAGCTATTAATTTATTTATTAATAATAATAGTAAGGCTTTAGAAGGTGGTATAAAAAAGGGCAGACAAAAAATCATGGATTTTACTAATCAATTTAGAGAAGAATCTCGACCTAGTTTTCCCGATTGGTTAAAAAACAATCCTGGTAAAACCATGAAAGATTATAGAATAGAATTTGCTATATAATGTTTGAAATAGAAGAAATATATGAATTTATTCCGCAGGGAATGTTTGCTGATGTTAATGAATTTAAAACATACGCAAATCAAAATGGCATAGAAGATTTTTATGATTATATGCCAACAGGGATGTTTGCTAATGTTGATGAATTTACGCAAGGGTTAAAAAAAAAAGGAGATACGGGATTACCTGGAGAGGATACTTCATTGGTGCAACCCCAATTGGAAGAACAAATACTTGATTTAGCAATAACATTGCCGGTAGAAAATGAAGATTTTGCTTTAGATGCTTTAAACGAAGAAAGTAAAAATCAAGTAACTCAAATTGCACAAACAAACAATTTAACACCTGAAGACCTTTTAGAACAGGTCAAACAAAAAAAAGTTGAAAACGCCCAACGAGGGGTTTTTTCAATGATGTACAATAGCCTTTTAAAAGCAGATAGAGGAATTGCTGAGGGTATTGCTTCACTTCCCAGTAATATTTACAGAGTGGGCGCTTTAATTTCTGACCCAGTAAACCGTGCTCTCGGACTACCAGAAACTGATTTAGAAAAGTTTGAAGAAACAATTGGAACTAGGTCTATATTAGAAGAGTTACAGGAAGAGCAAAGGCTAAGAGACAAAGAAGGAGAGCTGTATGCTAAACAAAAAAACATCGAGCAAGGTTTGTTAAAAACTTTAAAAAAAGCAAACACAAAAAAAGGGTTTGGTGATTTTTTTACTAACCTCGGCAATGTAATAGCAGAGAGTGTTCCATTTTCTATTTCTATTATGATGGGTGGAGCAGCAGGGATTGGTATGAAAACCATTGGAGCAGTAGGGACAGCTGTACTGGCAGGTCCAGAAATAAGAAGACAAGAAGAAGAAAATCCTACGCAAACAAAAGCAGAAAACATATTCAAAGGATTGGGTATGGCTGGAGCGGAGATGGTATTTAGCACTATAACTCAAGGTACACTAGGTAAAGCTTATGCAGATATAATTAGAAAAGAAGGTATTAAACAAGGAAGTCAAACATTTAAAAACGGTTTGATAAAAATGTATTATCAAGCGGTAAGAAAAACTGGAATCGCAGCCACTATGGCAGGAGAAGGTATTGAAGAAGTAGCAACTCAAATAACTCAAAATTTAATTGACGGAAGACCTGTTTATGAAGGTGTCCCCGATGCTTTTATAGGTGGTATGGGAGGTGGAGGATTTTTTGGAGCTCCTATTAGTGCAAACAATGCTGTTAAAAGTGCTAATGAAGCCGTAGCTAGATACAATATAAAAAAGACGCTCAAGCCTTCCGGAGTAAATAGTATTTTAGATGCTTTTAAATCTAAAGAAACAACTAACTTACAGTTAGAGTTAGGAAAAATAAAAAGAGCTCCTCAAATTTTAGATGCAGAATTAAGAAAACAAATAAACAATGGTAGCATTACAGAACAAGAAGCGGCTGATATAAAATTAAATTTATTTGAAACACAAACTTTTGAAAACAGAGTATCGAAACTAAAATTAAATGAAGAACAAAAAATAAAAACCATAAATTTGTTAAAAGAAAAAGCATCACTCGAAGAAGTTATTAAAGAAGTAAATGAAGCAAGCCTTACTACTAAACAACAACAAAAGAGTAGATGAAAATTAATAAATTACTAGAAGAAATAACAGATGGCGCCATTCAAGTCGGAAGCACAGCGAAAGTGGATGTACAAGAACAAGCCAGAGATGGCGAAGAGCTGGGAGAAGGAGACCCCGAAGGGGAAACTCCCATCGAGGATACATCCGAAGAAATTGAAANTACCGAAGTTCCGGAAGTCGAGATTGAGAGCCTCACGGAGGANCAACAAGATGAAGTAGGAGACNTAGAGTATTCTTTAGGTATAACCGAAGAGATTACGGTAGATGAAGAAACCATTCCTACACTACCTCAAGATTTAACTGTTGAACAAGCTGTAGAGCAAGGGAGAGAGCTTGGGTTTTCTGAACCCGCAATCAAAGCAGTCTTACTNAAGCGAGGATTNAAAGCTTCTGAAATTAATCCAGTAATGGAATCTGGATTAAAAAAAGGTGAAACTATACCACAAGCATTTAGAAATATAGAAGGCGGGTTAGCAAAAGGTGTAGAGTTGTTTAGAACTATAAATAGAAAACTCAACCGTTTTCGTAATACAAAAAATNAAAAAACAAAACAAACGCCAACCCGTGCTGAGGTAAGAAAAAGAGCTTTAGAAATTTTAAAAGCTGAAAAAGTTTACAATGAACTATCAGAAATAGANCAGCAAGAGGTTATACTAGCCTTCGATAAAGTTCAGGGGACAAGAGCTAATAGAGCTGTTCAAGAAGAAATAAACGCAATAAAAAAATTAGTACGAGGGTTTAAGCAGGGAGTTAAAGATTTAAGAGGCGCACAAATAAAATTAAAAAACTTTGTACAGACAAAATTTAAAACAACCAGGCAACCTTTTACCTTTAATAACTAATATAAAAAGTGCAAAAGACTTACCTGCACAAGCAGAGCAGGTTATTAAAAGAGCAGAAGCGCAGCTTGAAAAAACTCGTAAAGCGTTAGTTTCGGAAATAGCCAAACTAACAAGAACAAAATCTAAAAAAAGAATTACAGGCAGTAAAAGAGTAAGAGCTAAATCACTCTCGGCAGAAGGGCAACAATTTTTTGAGGCAGCCAACAGAATTATCAGAGCCGCTCTTGGGAAAAACCCCATAGACGATATGGCAAAAATATCTAATGAGCTTTCTGATTTAAATGAAATAGATAGAGTTCTAAAAAAAGAAAGAGACGGAGAAAAACTTACTACACAAGAGTCTACATTGCTAGATACAGTAGCGGCTTTTGATTTGTTGGCTGATATAAACGATAAAACTGTTGAAGAGTTAGAACAAATAAGAGAAGGCTTAAAAGATGTAAGTAAAGAATCTATTCAAAGACTCAGACAGCAAAGAAATATGCAGGCTATGGAGGCTGACAAATTAAGAAAAGAAGCAGATGAGAGTATAGAGGAAGACTATGAAATAGCTGTATAAAACGGAACTACAGAAGGAAACAAAGTTTTAAAAACTAGATGAAGACGTAGAGCAAGAACGAGAGCAAATATGGAATGACTTTAATAGAAAAAAAACAATGGAGTAATTTTAGAAAAGTTTTTAACGTAATCAGAAAAGATTTAGCTAGAGCCGTTAGCAGTTCTTTTAGAATCCGACTAGCTCATTTAGATTCTTTAACAAAAGTTTTGGATAGTTTTAAAAGAGATGGGTTTTTTACCAGGCAAATATATGACAAAGTAAATGTTGCTTATGAAAATTCTTTACAAGGAAATGATTTACAACAACAAGTTTTAAATAATATAGCTAACACTATAGAGGGCATTACTAAAGGATACGCAGAGATATATTCTTTACTAAATAAAGGTGCTATATCTTTAAAAATAAAAGGAAAAAGAACCGACTTTACTGCTGATAATTTATTAAGGATATATGCGTTAAGTTTAAATGAAATACAAAAAAATAAACTTGATAAACAAGGATATACAGATAAAGTATTAAATGAAATTAAAGAAATATTAGGTCCTCAACTTACTGAATTTGCTGATAAAACTGTAGAATATCTAAGTTCAGATTATTATGAATCGGTTAATGATGTTTATAAAAATGTTAATAATGTTAATTTAAATTATGTTCCTAATTATTTTCCTACTAAAACTAAAGTAAAATTAGATAGCAAACTTTTAGAAGACGGAGATTTTAATAAAATATTTTCAGCGGAAAATTCACCAGCCCTAAAAACAAGAACAGACACTACGACTGACATTGACATTGGTTTAGGTTTAGATTTTACCGGAACATTAAACAACCATATTCAGCAAATGGAAAGATATAAAGCCTATGCACAAACGGTAAAAGATATTAATACAGTATTTAACACCGACAGTGTAAGGTTATTATTACAAACAACAGGTGTAGAAAAATTAATTAGACAAGCTGTTAATTTTGAGATAAACCCTAATTATGGAATTGAAAATTTACAAACTGGCTTTATAAATAGATTACAAAGAAAATATACGTCTTTTGCTCTTGCGTTTAGAGTAATACAAATAGCCAAACAGTCCACTTCTTTTATTAATGCATTTGAAGAGTATCAATTTAGAAAAGGTAAAACCACACCTGTCTTAGACCACATAGGTTTTATGATTGACATGGCTAAGGTTATTGCAACCCTTCCTTCTCAGATAAAAAAAGCTAAAGGAATATCAGCTAACTTTAGAAATAGATTAGCTGAAGGACTAGGTGGTGATATTTACGGGCTGGAAGCAGGAGCTCGTATGAAAGAAAAAAGATTATCTCGGAAAAAGTATGCACAATTGGTACAGGCATTTAGAACAGGTGCTGCTTCTCCAACAGTTTTAGGTGATGTTATAGGTGTGATGGGATACATGGCTAATTATAATCGTAATATAGCTAACGGTATGGATAAAAAAGAAGCTTTAAAAGCTTTCAATAATTACAATGCCACGCAACAAAGTAGAAGAAACTCAGATAAAATACCTTTACAAAGAGACAATAATGAATTGATAAGAGCATTTACTATGTTTGGTAGTACATTGTTTTTACAAATGAATAAAGTTGCGTCTTCTTCATCTGGAATTTATAAAGCATTGACCACAAAAGGAAGAAAAGTTAATCCAAAAGATGTAAGGGCGTTGGCTTTAAATTTAGGAGCAGCTAATGTTTTGTTTGTTGTCGCCGCTAACATTGGAAAATTAATTGAAGGTGATGATGATGATAGAAGAGAAGTATATGTAAAAATGCTCGAAGCTGCTATAGGACTAAATTTAATATATCAAGTTCCATTAATTGGAGGTGGTGTAGAAGGTGCTGTGGAATACATGAAGGCTGAAGTTTTTGAGCTTCCATTTGCTAGAAGAAACAGAAAAGTATCTGATATAGTAAATCCTTTCTCAAGTATTTTTGGAAAAATGACCCGTTATCTTGAAGGTGAAAACAAATACGTCGCATTAATACCTCTCTTTGAACTAATTCTAGGCGCACAGGTAGACCCGTTAGTAGGATTATACAACTACTTTAAGGATTTTGAATTTGATGAAGAAGAGTATTATGAAATGTTAGGTATTGGTAAGAGTTATAGACCTAGAAAAAAAGGAGGACCTAGAAAAAGAAAAAAAAGTAGTGACCCTAACTTTTAATTAATACCCAAAAAATATTCTATAAGCATAGTAAATAAGTAGTAGGTTTAACAATACAGCTACAGCAAAATCAATTTTGGGGTTTTCTAACATACTTAAATAATTTTTTATTAGAGTAAGATAAGACTAACTCTCCAGTGGTTTTGTCCCAGTGAGAACTACCAACCAAACCTTCTATTGGCAAATATAATATACCATCAATACACATCCAAATCATAACGGCAGATAATCTTTTGTCCCTTAACTTTATAATTTTTCGTGCGTCTACTTGTAAGGGGAAAGAGTTTTTCATGTCTGTATCTAAGACCTTAACTTCTGCATATCCAATTACTGAATTAGTGTCTGATAGTATTCTAAAATCTACGTCTTGTGGACTAAGTTTTTTATAACTTCCCCCGGACCTTTTTAGATATAATTCTATTGCTTGTTTTTCTTTTGTGTAGTCTTGGTCTTGTTCAAACATTATAAGTTCATCATACAATTAAAAGCTGTGTGTCCACCTAATACTACTCCACACCCCAAGGATTGACGTTTAAAATTTTTTGCATAAGCCGCTGCATAAGATTTTATATCTATCCCGCAACCTGTTTGCATTGCAAATACTCTAAACTTTTTTCCTACAAACCACCGAACATAAGCCTCGGTGTGAGTGTGCCCACATACACTGGACATCATATTATTTTTTGCCTTCATTTGTGCTTGCCCACCTTCACCATGTTCATACAAAACTTCATCGTATACTACATTTTCCATCCATTTCCATTTAAGTGTGCCTAATACTTCATTATAACTTCTTATCCATCTCTTTGGTATTTGAGACTCAAATCCCTTCCTCATCACCATTCTGTCGTGATTTCCAATCATTACATCTGCTTTAGGAAAAACTTCATACCATTTCTGAACCTCATCAATAGCTAAATCAAGCTCATCAGAACCNCCTAAACCATCAGGGTCGGTGGTATGAAAAGAACTGAAATGATTATCTATTATGTCTCCAATGAATATTACCTGGTTTAAATTCCATTTAGCGTACACATCTATACAAAAATCTAAGTATCCCTGGTGGTTAAATGGAGCGTGAATATCGCCTACAACCAGTATTCTTTTTTCCTTTAGTATTAAGATGCTCGAAAGCTTTTTTTCGTATTACCTGTTAACCTTGGTCTTATTGTTTCTATAATTCATCTTCAATGGAGTCTTGTACTTGTTGCAGCTTTTTTTTTAGTTTATGAATCTCTGTTGATAAAGAAGAGTAGTCTCTGTCTACAAGATGTTCGTAGATTGCATTTGAGGATGCATGAATATCATTCATGATGAAATTAATATTCTGAATCCTTTTACCGTCAAGAGACCTTAGTGCCATTAATCCATGCTTTGAATCAGCCTTGACCCGAGCTCATGATTACATTTTTTGATGGCGTTATATATCTTTCTTGATTTAATAATTGCTTGTTTTTTTTCCGTGTCGCTACTGTCTGTACCTAAGTTACAGTAAAGGTCAGCGTCTATTTGCAAAAGAGAATCAACTTTCTTTTTTATTGTCCAACTTTTAAAACCAACAATTTTTTCTATATCTTTTACATTGTAACTCATATAGTTGTGTTTTCGTAAAGTTAGTAAAATTTTAGTTATGCTTGTAACTACGATAAAATTTGGAATATTTTGCAGGCGTTAGCGTTGTGCCCATGCTCTATTAAATAACGCTTGTGTTCTTTTAATTTTTCTTTCAACAGCTCTCTGTCCAACTCCCACTTTCTTTTCTCCTCTAAAAAAACATCTATCTCTTTTTTTAGATTTAAAACATACAACTGCAACTGTTCGTAGTTTAAATTTATGTGGATAGATTTATTAATAGTGTGGTCTACAACATAGCGTAAATCATCGTATTTTCTTTTAAACTCTTTGTTATATTTAAT